CTCTATTGGTCTAACGCTGATACCGCGTAAGTCAGACAATACACTAACTAATGTAACGCCTGTGCTTTTCTTCTCGATACACGCGACCTTCGGCGGCACAGGGTGACGCATGCAATCACCATAAAAATCTAAGAATGCATTCTTCAAATCTTTTGGCTCTATGCGAATCTCTGCGCAGTCTAGCCAATGAATTCCGACTTGACCCGTCTTACGCCCCATCGATTCAATTTCATAAAGTCCAAAGAAACTAAACACAGTCGCATCATTCCAACTTTTGTTAGTCTCTGCTGTGTCAGCAGTGATAAACGTGCAAAGACATTCGGGTTCTTCATCAATTAATGGAAACCAATCAGGCTTAAATATTGCGCCGCCAGCAGGGATTGGGTTTTGTTGGAACTGCGAACTAAAAACGTAAGGGTCAGTTTTTTCACGCTTGTGTAGCATCTCAAGCGGAAATGCCTCGGGGTACAGCGCGTTGCCTGCTATATCTATTGACTCAAGTATCACTGATTCCCATTTGTACCCGTCGTTCCCCTCAAGCAAATGCGCCGCTAAATCTGCTTCGTGAACTCGCTGCCCGATGAAAATCGTCGGCACTTTCTCACCACGCGCGCGCTGCTGAATTGTCTCAGAGTAATTATCAATAACGCCTTGTCTGATTGTCTCACTCGTTGCCTCATCCGGCTTGTGAGCATCATCTATAATGATAGCGCCCGTGAATCTATCAAGACCCGGTAACCCGCCATCCTGCCCCGTGATTGAACCAGTGCTTCCGTACGCACCAACGCTGCCGCCCGCTGTCGTTCGAAAGCTGTCTTTAGCTCTTGAGTCTTGCCTTATTTCTACATCAAACAAGTACGTGTAATGCTTGCTTGTCATGACGCGCTTAATAAATTCTGTGTGCTTTGCCGCGATGGTTTTAGAGTATGAAATGTATAGAAAGTTTGAGTCTGGATTGCTTGCCATTGTCCATGCGACCCACATCGACAGCATAACGCTTTTACCGTGGCCGGGTGGGCAATTGATAATTAATCTGTTGTCTGTTATTTCTAGTCTTGCAGCTTGAGTTAGTGCGCGAGCGATTGTAATAAAATGAGATTCGCGACCGATTGGGTGCGAGATAATAAACTTGCGGCCAGTGACGACTTCAAAAAAAGTTTTAGTAAACTCAATTAACGAGCCGAGCAGCTCCGCGCGCATCTTTTCTTTTTCGATGTCGATAGACATCGATTATTCGCTATGATCTTCTAGTGAATAAGACACGTGCGCAATCTCTACAAAAATCCGCTCAAGGAGAGCGACCATTTTCTCGGAATCTTTCGCGAGTGAATAAATAGCTTCTTCGATTCGCTGAACGCGCTCTAACTCTGTCATTAATTAATATTCCGATTCGTTTTGTTCTTGTAATTGTTTGCGTAGAGTTTGCAATTCTTTCTTCAAGCCTTCGTTTTCGCTTTTAGTTTCGATGAATTCTTTTTCGTTTCCGTAAAGTTTCGGCGCAAGTTTTGAAGCAAACCATTTCTTGTTTTGCATGTCTAAATTAACTAGAGTTGCGCTCGGCGAATCAATTCTTTTGTTACCTTCTGAGTCAAAATAATAGAGTAATTCTTTCTTAGATTCGCTCAAATCTTCAACTGCTAATTCTGCTCTAATTTTCATCACATTTCGACATCGTTCGTTAAATATTGTGCTCTTAACGCGATGCATATATACAGTACCGCAGTCAGGGAAGTGGTCATTTTCTTTGCAGAGCGTGCGAATACCTTTGTGCGGATTTTCTGAAAGCGCTTTTAAAATCTTATCTTCGAGAGCAGGCGTAAAGATGGCTGGACGACCAAGCTTAGCTTTCTTTTTTGCTGTTGACTTTTTTGGTGAGAGTTTTTTTGAAGCTGGCTTTTTTGGCGACAGACTTCTTGATTTTGCTACTACCATTTTTCAAATCCTTTATTTTTTCATCAAGCTTTTTAATCTCGCCCTCACCTGCACACATGGGACAATCGACCAGGCTCCCGCCAGTATCTATAGTTGAGTAGACCTTAGTTGCACCAATTTTGTACATCTTTTTGCGTCCAGCACACCGAAAACATCTCATAGTTACCCACAATTTCTGTTGATAAGTTGCCACTAGCACCCGTTTTAGCGTTGCTCAGCATAGACTTACCCATTTACTCAATTTTTGATCATATTGCAGTAAAGTAGCATATATAATGAGTCAGCACAAACAAATATAACAATGTTAAATTAACTAGTTCAAAGCCTTGACGCAGCATGTAAACGTGTGTAAACTGTATCTTGTCACTCAGTAGTGACTTACAAATGCAAACCTTGGAGGTAACGCAACATGATAAAATTAAGCACAAGTGAATTCAAAGAGCTAATCAAAAACGGAAAATGGTCACGCACTGCAAGAATATCAGAAGCAATGGACGGTGGCCGTAGGTTGGGCGAGATTACGCTAGAGTCAAAAATCAAAATACTATTTGTTGGTGAAGTAAAAGTCACATACAAAGAATCATATAACTACGACATGGACGATGTAACAACGTTGGTTTTAGGCGCTGAAGACCAAGCCGAGACTTTTGTATTTGATTTCTCAGTAACTAATGAAGATGGGCGCGATGTTGGCGACTTATATGTTACGCAGCACTTAACGGACAACTTTATGACCATCAATTTAGATGACATCGATTCAAGTGACGCCAAAGATTTAAAGTTAGTAGTAGAGCACAACAGACATACAGACGAAAAGAAAACATTCATAGACGTATTAGCCGAGGCGCTAACGGCTTAACTCTACCCCACTAAAATGCAACACCTTGGAGGTAACGCAATGAACATTATAATCACAGACATCGAATCAAACGAAATCCACACGCTATCAATAACATGCCCATATTCGGGGATGGAATGGATTGAAACCCTGGTACACAGCGCAACGGACGACCCTTTTACATACTCAGAAGAATTAAAAGCATATCTATGCGACAAAGAAACGTTTGAATGGTGGGAAAAGGTGACTAACGAGCTTGAAGCGGTACATTACAGAATCCATGAGCTTAAAGAAAAATTCGGCCACGAAGAAGTGCACGACATTATAGCTGATTTTGGGAGCGTCGACCTTGAAAGCGAGGCTGCATATTGGAATCTTGAGCTCGATACTGTTTTTGGGGAGGTAACGCAATGAAAAAGACCTATCTAATCACCACAGAAATAGACACAGTTGGAATTCACAAAACGACAAAGTCATTTAAGCCTAAATTTCTAAATGTCGTCATTGATGAATTAAAATACATCACCCAGAACGAACTATTTGAAAAAAATCTTGACCTAAGCTTCACTATAACGGCACAGGAGGTAACGCAATGAAACAATTCAAATGCAAAAACATCCGCCCTATTCGCAGCTTAGACAACAGCTATTTGCTTTTAGACATCAAGAGCACATCCGCTGCGGCATCTATGATGTTAGAAATATGTTTGGACGATGGATTTTACATCACAAACCAATTTTGTCACTCACATATGTACGCTGTATCTAAAGTCGCCGACACTAACGATGAGGAGGTTATAGCAGACCGCCTACAAGACTTTTACGACGACATAGAGGTAGACGCATGTTTATTATTTAATGCTGCTGACAACGACGATTACGCGTACGACAAGTACATCGATTTAAAATTAAATGGGGGGTTATAAAATGACTAAAGAATTAAAGCATGAATTTAACCTAGCACACGTACAATTATTGAGAGGTGGCGCACATGGAAAGTTAATTTTCTCGGCTGCAATAAAAACCAACGGCGCTTGGTTCCGGTTTAAAGCGCGCGAACACTATGCGGGAACAACCAGCCATAAAATATATGACTTTCAATGTGACTCTCTTTTTGAAAAAGTTGCAGAGTTAAACCCAGGGTTAAGCGACGCGGAATCAGCGAGGGTAAGTTACGATATTCTGAATTTTATTGACGATTTCTATTTAAGCCCAATTCGGGACAAAAGCAATAAGGAAATAAGATGACTGAAAAAATATCGCAAGACGATTTGCCGGCTGACTGGAAAATGAACACCGATGGCTGCACCTGGGCTATCGGCTTAGGCGGTATAGAATGGTGCGAAGATGATTTAAGGTATTTAAACGAGGATGCAGAACGGATGAATATATTAGATAAGGCGTATAATCTGCCGTTAATCAACGGAAAGCCAGACTTTCGATAATAAGAAGGAGTAAAAAAATGGAATCAGTTTTAACGCCGAGTCACCGGCATTTTATAGAAGTGCTGGTAATGGTTATCAGCATGATTCGCCTAATCTACACTGACGATGTCGATTTAGGTGAAGTGTTGTGTTTAGGGATGTGGTGCCTGGTTGGCACGCAATATTTTTTTTATTAGGAGATGATTATGCCATGTTATGACCATAGAAACGATGAATGCTCAGGCCCAGGCCAAGGGGTAATACAACAAAGAGCAATAGTGCAAATGTATAGCTCTGCCGCCTTATTTCTAACGGATACGCAACGGGACAAATCATGTGGATATCTTCGCCACGAAAGGCACCCGAGCGAGATGCTGTGCCGAATATGTAAGCTACTAACAGAAGATCAAATGATAAAAGTTTCAGCACGCTATCACGATATAAATTGGCCTCACAAGACTCTGAAAGATTGGTATATTCAGCATCTTATTGCTGATAAAAAGTTAAAAGAAGAAGAAATAGCATATGAAATGTCATTCAAAAAAGGCGGTGTGAATTATCATAGTTCTAATCAGGCGAAAAATGAAAAAGTAGATGAATATATAGCGGCGATTAAAAAAGATGGCGCAAGGATACTCGCAGAGCGCGGCGATTGAGAAAATGAACAAAATAAAAGAAGGATTAAATAATGACAGATAAAGTTAAACAAGTTGACGCTAACGCGGCGCTATTCCTCAAGGATGTTTTCGGTAATGATTTCGTTCCATGCCAAAAGTTAACAAAAATCGTATTTGAGTTGCTTAACTGCCGGCATTCAGAGGTTCTTAAAGAGTCCGTTATGCTAAAGTTTGGACTTTGTGATTTAAAAAAGAATTCATGGAAAGCGGTAACCGAGATACTCAATGAAAAATTTAATGAAAATAAAGTTGCATCGTACTATAGGACTAAATATCAAAATTTTTGCAAGTTTATTCGACAGAGTGCGTACAAGCGGGAAAACTCACAATTTGAGTTAAACGCAAAAGAACTAATGAATTTTATTATTGAGGAATAAATCATGCTAGTACTAACAAGAAGAAAAGAACAAACGGTAAAAATCGGGACTGACATAGAAATAATAGTAACGCGCACATCTCGCGATTGCGTAATTCTGGGCATCACTGCCCCGGATGATGTTTTAATTTTACGCGGAGAGGTTGAAGCGTTTAGCGAAGGGGTCCGGACGGTAACGAAAGAGGAGAAGAAATAATGGATTACTTAGTTGAGTGGAAGAAAGCAGACGAAATAGAATTCGGCATGTGTTTTGGCGAGCAAAGATATTACAACAAAGACGGTACAACAAAAGAGTTGATACTAATGGTTAAGATGAGGGGCGGCTACAACGTAGCGGTGTCGAGCGAAGATGTGATTAATAAAGAGGATAAAAAATGTTAGACATAGAAACAATGCAAGCTTACGAGTCAAACGCAAGACAGTACGTACCGGCTCACACAAAAAGAGCGCTAGGCGACTACTTAGTCCACGGGTTCGCGCCCGGTAGTTTTTTAGACGCTCTTTTGTGCAATGACTTAATGAGAGCATTTGGAGCAGCAGACGATTTAAACATCGCAAATATGTTTGCTATCGTTAAGCATCTTCACAACGATATGCCTATCGGCTCGTTCGGCAGCCGTGAAAACGTCGACGCATGGATTGAGAGAAAAAGAGAAAAAAATACGAGGAGTGAATAATGGAAAATAACGAAACGGTCAACGAAACGATTAAAGACATGGAAAATTTATTAGAGATGGCAAGATTAAAAGGCATGATTGATGCGCTTGCGTCTAATATGCGAGTGAACGCTGCGGTTATAGAAGACTTAACGCAATCGTTAAAAATTAAAATGAAAGAGGCAAAATAACATGAACAATGAAACAAAAAAGACTATATACGCAGAAGACGTACTTGACGCTTTCACAATAGCGTTTGAATCACTAGAAAATGTCGAGAGTTATTTTATCGATGAATTTGAATCTAACGAGATTGCAAGAGTCATGAGCATTTTGGGTGATTTAGAGCTGCTAATGCTCTACATGAAAAGCCAGATTGACAGACAAGGGGACGAGAAATGACAGAAGATGAGTTAAAAGCAGAAGTAATTAAGGCTCGCACAAACGCGCTATTGCTTGAGTGCGAAAACAAAGCATTAAAGAAAGTAATTGAACAATTAAAGAAAGCACAGGAAGAACAATGAAAACAGACGCGCAGATATATCTAGAAGCTAACTATAATGGGTCTGACTTATCGGTTTTCCGCAAGCTAATTCGTAGTGTAATCAAAAAAACAATATTATTAGAGCACTCTTTGTTGTTCGACGAAAGTGTATTTTTGTTTGCGGATGGAAGCAAGATAGTGATGACAGATAATGGGATTATCGCATCATGAGCACTATACTAATTGCACTAACATCATTCGCAGTAAGCTTTGTCGTATCTGCTCTTATAACTTATGTAATAATTTCTAAAAAGAGACTAAACAATGAAATCTAGCAAGCGCAAAACGTACAGGCCGGCAAAAATTAGAAAATGCAATTTCATGGATACGATGTTCTTTGCGACAGAATATCTGCGAGAAAACAACAAGACGTGGTCAGACTTCAACCACGTTTCGTTCTTTCATCAGCTTATCATGTCGAATAAATACGATTATAGCGACACTAAATTAAGTTACGTCGGTATGCTCGCTGCTATTGCAGTGCATATCGAGACTGACGGTAAGACCGTGTTAGCCGGCTACATAGCTTACAACAACATAAAAAAAGGCGTGAGAGATGTTAAATCTCTCGGCCTGGACGCAATCATGGACAATCCCGAGCCTATGACGCTTAGGCGTTATTAAATAATGGCGGCGAAAGATGTGAAAGTGATCGACTTTCTAGCTCTATCACGCACGCGGCCCCATGGGAGAAACCGACATCTTCCGCATGTGAATTATACCATATTACCGCGCACTAAGCACTTAAAATTAACACATACTACAGTTAATCAGCTAACACCCATAACAGTTATATGAGTTTTTTATTTGTCAGTCGTACGCACATTTCGTACGACTAATATTTCAATGTTGTTCCGCGGGTTTTCGAATATTATATTCTGCATTAGACCGTCTAAGCATGACGCCCAGACCGTAAAGAATGTAGGTTTGCGCCAAAATAGCCAGCAATTGGCTTTTACTTGTATTAAATATTGCTTATCATTCATCAAAATTCCTTATTAATCAGCTCGGGTCTAACTTCTTAACATCTTCTTTAACCTTGAGCGTCTTCATAAGATAAAGATTAGCCGCTCTACGGCCCGCATTCTGCCTGTGAGCCTTTATCTCGGCTTCAGCCATACCTATGCCCCAATGTTCGAAATAACCCCTTAGGGCGGCCCTACGGGCGTTGTACGGCACATTCTCGGTTACTCGTCGTATGAACATCTCATCATCTCTTAACATATCGTATCCGTTCGCCCTGGCCTGGTCTTTTAACACCCCCATTTGAAATCCTTTTTGTTGGTTTGATATGGGGGTATTTTAGCACAACCTTAATACAAATCTTCAAAGCCATTAGGCGGCTGACCATATTCATTGGCGTACATCATGTTAAAAATACGCAGTTCCAAATAGTCAGCCATTGGCCTCGGGCGTGGGTTGCGCATTTTATCGCTATCCAGTTGTTGCTTTATTTTTTTAATGATGAAAATATTCTCGTCTTTGCTTCTTTTTGAGAATTCTTTTCTGAGTGTATCTATATCCATTTTCATGAATTACCCTTTTTATTAGTAAAGCCCCGTAGGGACTTCTTTGAAGATCATTTTCGCGCCGTCATGGACCGCATCAACATAGCCTTCTTGACCGTTCCTAGATTTTGCAACGTAGAATACAACTTCCTTTGGGCCATCTGGCTGCACTGAATTTCTATTCTTTCTATGCAAGAAGATAACGATATCAGCATCTTGCTCAACTGAACTTGAATCCTTTAAGTCTGATAGCCTGGGCATTGCGTCACTTCCGGTTCTTGACGCTGAGGCCCTGTTAAGCTGCTGAACCGCAAGTACTAAGCATCCTGTTTCAGCTGCAAGAAGCTTAAGGTAACGAGTAATATCGCAAACCTGCTGAACCTTATTCATTTTTTCATCAGCCTTAATAAGCGATATATAATCGACGACTATGATTTTTGGTGTTCCGTTCTTCTTGATATATCGCGACACCTCAATTTCTATCTCGTTAAGCCTAGCGGTATAGACGTTATTGATAGCAATATCTTTTCCTTCTATTTTTCCATAAAATTCAACAATCCTGGCCCAATCATCATCTTTTAACTTATCCGGCTCAAAGGATAGATGCCCCATATCTACTCCAGCCCCAACAGATATCAACCTGCTAGACATATCTTTGTGCTTCATTTCAAATGAAAGGCAAAGTATCCCGCCCTCATTTGTTCCGTGTAATAACTCGTTTGCGCAGACTTGCATGACGTATGTTGACTTACCTACTCCCGTGTCAGCAGCTACAACAACCAGTTGCCCGCCTCTGAACATATTGGTGAGCTTGTTAACGGTAGGTAGAGTCGTATCAACAATTACCGTTGATAAATCCTCAACCTCGCCAAGCTGGCTCAATCGCTCTATCATTATCGGGCCCCAGTCGACGATATATTCTTTTGTCACGCTAGTGTCACTGATGTCTGACATCTGTTTATCGTAATCAGTGTAAGTCTTTTCAAACGGTTCGCTTGAATCCTTTAGTGACTCAATAAATTTATGGCTGGCATAAATGGCTTTTCGCTTAGCGGCCTTATCCTTGATTATGTCAAAATACTGCTTTGCATTCGAGGGTATGAAGTCGCCATTGCATAGACTCCCAATATAGGCAAATACAGAGTCGGTTTCTTTCTGACTTTCAGTTTTAATCATTTCTGATACGGTAACCATGTCAACAGGGCTGTTGTTTTTTATAAGGCTCTTTATGGCGACCATAATAAGCCGGTGCGTTGCGACTTCAAAATCAGTATCGTCTAGCGCAATTAACAACTCCATTGAGTCGTTAATATCCAATAGAAAGCACCCTAAAATGGCTTTTTCAGATTCTTGTGAATATAAGTTAGACATTATTTCGCCTTAATGACAAAGCATTGATTTGCAAATCGACCGCCAGCTCTTATCATTCTCTGCTCTAGCAGGTCCTTTTCTTTAAGCTCATTAAGTATTCGGTAAAGCTTGTCTTTTCCAACAGAAAAAACTCTCTCAATATCTTTTCGTTTGATACTCTCAATATGGTCTATAGAACAAAGGTAAATATAAACCCCAAAGCCCTCTGGTGATATTGACTTTTCAAGTGCTCTTTTAATTGAGCCTGAACTTAAGTTATCATACATTTCCGCACCTCTCTTACTTGTCGTTATTGACGAGACAAGATTAGACGGAACCGTTGTTTAAGTCGAATAAATAATTACTATTAATTTAATAGAAGCCATAAAAATTATTGATACCCACTCTCAACCATCCGATTAGCATGTAAAATTAGGTCATCCATCTCTCCAACATATCCCGAGCGCAATAACTCTTGGGCGACAAGGATGGCATTATGGTGATTAGACGGCCTTACGAGCTCACATACACGACCTCTTATGGCGGACAATACCTTTTCTTTGGCATCTACCTTAGGCTCCTGTGGGGGCTTATTTCCGGCTGGCACGTGATTGGGATTGAACTTGTGCGCAATGCCCATTGCGTAACTAACGGCATGTGGCCAGCTTTTAGCTACACCATTATTCAGGGCATCAAGCGCATATTGGTATAGTTCTTCAGTGTAGCTGGAATTAAAGTCGTTCATTGTCATATGGTTTGAAAGTGCTTTGTTGAAATATTTGCGCTTATCTTTAATCTGGTCAGTTTCTTTAGAAAAGTTATCCACAGATGTCGCAGATATCTTTTCTTTTTCTTTTTTAATATCTGTTGTATTTGTAAGGGGGGGGTGTTCACCACCCGGTGGTTGATCCATTGGGTGGATAACACCCCTACTGGTTGAGCTATCATCTTGAGTGAACTTTAACCCGTTCTTAACCTGTATTTCCATAGGGCCAAATAACCCATTGGGCAGCCTGGGTCTCACTCGTAGGAGCAAACCGCTCTTTTCTAGCCATCGAATTGACTGCTTCAGCTTGTCATCACCAATTTTAAAATGTTTTTTAAGGTGTGAATAGTTCACGACCCAATCTTCCGGTAAGGATTGTAGATAAATCCAGATGAATGTTGCGAACGGATTTCTGGTTTTCTGGATGACCTCATTGAAGATCATAGTGTATGGTTTAGCTTCGTGTTTTAAAATTGCGCTCGAACATTTTTCAATACTCATTATTACATTTCCTTGTTAATTTCTAATTCCGTATCCGTGATTTAAGCATAAAAAAAGCCCACCGGCGTTAACCCAGTGAGCTTTTTTTAAATTGTTTGTATTTGTCTTGATCATGTACGTCACGGTCTTGTCCTATTTTCAATATTTTTGTTGACAATAGTAGGGGGCCGCGGGACAATAATCGTAACTACTGATTTGGTTGTCCTTTGCGGCGGTCCTTTCTGGTTGGGTTCACTTTGCGGTGGGCCCTTCCCTCTATCTCAAAATCTAATCTATATCATGTTTCTCATTATATCAACCAGCACAAGACTAATCTTTTAGTGTTGACATTATTTTATACATTGCTAAACTGTAATTGAACTTTTTGTTAAGTCCATTTAGTTCGACTCCTGTGCGCGTGTGCATACGCGCACAACTACTTACACTACCCTAGAGTCCTTCATTGATGCCTTTAACCCACCGTCTGTTGCTGCCTGTATACGAAACTGTGATTCTATAGGTATGTAGCCAATCCGATTCCAACGCACTATATTAGTGTGACTCATGCCTGACTCTAAGCCGAAATGATAAGCGTTTCCGTAATACTCTAATACTTCTGTAACTGTCATGTGATGTTCCTTCTAAATAACAGAAATTATATTAACTCAATCCGTTGACATTGTCAAGGCGGTGAGGTAATATAGCTTCATGACTTAGAAACTAAATAAACGGAGAAGAATATGCACAATTCAGTATTAATTTTAGGCAGGTCGGGTACTGGTAAAACAGCCTCAATGAGAAACCTAAACGAAAAAACAACGTTCTTTATAAACGTACTTGATAAGTCGCTCCCTTTTCGCGGCGGGTCTAAAAAGTATAAGGCTATTAAAAGCTGGGATGATAAGGAAGGCAACTATTTCGCTTCGAAAGATTGGCAAAAGATATTAAAGTGTATTCAAGTAGTCGTTAGACGTGAAGACATCAAGACGCTGATTATCGATGACTTAACATACATTATGACAACTGAGTACATTAATC